TTAAACCATGCCCTTCTGTACCGTAAGCTCTTGGCTGATCTTGAGGATGTCTTGCTTCGTATTCAGATTTATGAACAAAAGAACCATTCCATTCCCTAATCATTTCATTATAGGGAAATTCCATTCCACTTCTATCTGAGATCGCCTTAGCGTATTTTCCTCTTGCAAATGCCATAGTTATCCACTCGGGTAATAAGACTCCGGAGTTATATAAGTGCTTGTAGAAGATCCGTCTTCTGCCAAAGCTCTTTTTAATTCGTCTTCGTATAATAATTTTAATTCTTGTACTCTTTGAGGTGCGTATTTTTGTGCCAGATAAAAAGACAGCCCTGACGCCATGCAAGGCACAAAACGATAAGGTACATCCGTTGCATCAGTATAAGTCGAATCAGCATCTTGAATTCGTTTGACAAAGAAAATGTGTACATCTTTTGACGCATTAGAGGAATCGGGTGTTGGATAAAAATTGATTGTTGTTTTATCAATAAGTCTTTGAACAAAATATCTAGAAGGAGTTCCTTTAGATAATTTATTAGCTAATCCAGAATAAGTTGATCGATCTGTTTTTGTAAGCGTGGAATCAGCTTGATCTGTGTCTCCTTTATCAGATCTAAGTGTAGCTTCTAAAATGTCAGCAATACCATACGTTGAAGTTCCTGTTGTTCCTCCAGCTGTTGTTGCAGAAGTACCATCGCCCGTAGCTCTATAGAAAATATATTCAGCTTGACCTTCAACCATGTCAATATTGGTATCGCCTACTTCCCAGTAGTGCAAACCTCTATTGCCCCATTCTTGAAACATGACGTTTAAAGAACGTCTTGCTGTTTTTAGTTGATATCCCGAAACAGATTGTAAGCCAATTCGCTCGTAGGCTTCTTCAATTATTTCGTCTACAGCAAATGTCTTATCGAATGTTACTGTTCCGGAAGTAGTATTAGCCATATGCTACCTCCTTATGCCGGTGTTTTAATAAACTCTGCTACAACTGTGTACATGTTACCGTCATCCGCTTGACTCGGTACCACCACATTGATATCGCCGTTTGTATTAGCATCAGTGCTTGGTGGTAATCCACCAAATTCTCTAAAATCCCAATAGTCTGTTCCTACTAAACCAAGCAAAGGTCTATCACCATCTGAATCTTCAAAATCTAAACGACAGTGTGAGTCGCCGCCATCTCCAGAATAACATGCAAACCAAATTCTTTGCAAAGCTCCTAGTTGTGCAGTACCTGCTACAGTACGTGCTGAAGAATCAAAAAATACTGTTGTGCTTGTGCTACCATCTGATTCTATAACTATTTTTATTACTACTCGTTTATCGTTTTCTTGTAAAACTTCTGGTCCTGTTACTGTATTTGCCATAATCCCTCCTTAATCAAGATTACTAGATGGGGCCGAAGCCCCATCATAATTTATTTATTATGCTGCGTAGCCGTAAAATTTAAGTATAAATTTTCCAGCGTCATATACACCATCTGTTCCACCACCTGAACCAACTAGATATAAATATCCGTTAGCGGGCGGTACAGTTGTAAAACCTTTTGGTGCTAATATACCAGTCCAATCAACTGCTGTATTTAAAACCGCAGTTTCTACCAAAGCAGTAATTGCTGCATCTTCAGTACCAGTTGCTACAGTCGCTGTATATAAATCAATGTCTGGTTCACCAGTAGTTGGTGTTTCTAAACATTGCATATAACCAGATAAAACAGTACCGTTTACAGCTGCTGTAATTTGTCCATAGTGACAATTAGCAGTTGCGTCTTTACCAATAATATCGGCTGCAGCACTTGAATTTAAACCTGTTAGATCTAAAGCAATAGTTGTTTCATATATATTACCAACAAGTACTACTGAATGTTTTACAATTGCTGCTGTTACTGCTGATATACCGGTTCCAACAGTCATTAAAGCTGTTGTTGCTAAACCTGTTGCTCCTTTAGCAGTTACAGCGCCTGATGAACTAACTGTAAAATAATCAGTATATGCACCCGTTGCCGCTGCTTTCGTAGAAACCTTAAGACCAGATTCTGCTCTTACCGTTCCCTGAAAAGTTGTGTTTGCCATATTATAATCCTCCTAGATTATGTGAACGTAGTCTCTAGGCCGTCGACTATACTCGTCTACGTTCTATTAATAATTGTATAGTAAGTAATCTATAACTCAAATTTTAATTGAGCGCAAGGTATCCCTGTGAATTTGTATGATTTTTGATAGCGCTTAAGTGGCTATCGAAACTTCGGGCTTGGCGTCTTGAACTTGTTTAAGACGAGTAGCTTCTTCAAATTCTCGAGCAATGATCTGTTTAACAATTTCCTGAATTTTTTTATCAATATAAGACATATTAATATTATACTTGCCCTCCTTCAGGTGCTCCTGTTGCCACTCTAACTCCAAGGACCGTTTCGTAGTGTATAGGTCTTCGGTCATTTGTAACCTCCTCATAGGTTATCCATTTACCACTTTTAGAGGTAAATCCATCTTTCTCCAGTTTTACCTCATTTTTTCCTAGTTTGTCAAGGATTGAATTCTCTATATCTTTGGCTGTATCCTTACAACTGACATTAAAGTCAGCATAATAGCCACAATATCGAATTTGTATTCTGAAGTTTTTCATAAGGAATTTCTATCTTTATAAACGAAATGAGGCGGTTTTGAGGCCGCCTCATTAATTTGTTTTAGTTGCTATTACGCACCTGGTGATCCGAAGACACCACGCCAGTCAGACCAGCCGAAGCTGTATCTTTCTCTAGCTTTGTATCTAACGTTACCAGTTTCAAAATCGCCTTCCATAGCGGTTTTGATTGGTGCTCTAACAAAGTGTTTTAGTCCATTAGGAACGTCTGTTTTAATGAACCATGCGTCTGTATCTGTTAAATAGTGATTAACCACATAACCTTGTGGAATCACATTCATAGATACAACAGCACTGATGTCATTATCAGCTGTTCCAGTTCTACCGACAGATTTTAATAATCTTTCAGCAGTAAATTGAAGTGCAGAAGGAATAACCATTTTTCTTCCTTGAGCCGCAATTTTTAAACCTCTTTCATCAGTTAGCGCAGCAATGTCAATCATTGCTTGCTCTAATGAAGTTTCGTTTAAGTCTGCTGCAGTTGATAGTTCATTTTGCTCTGTTCCAGCAACAATTACGTGTGCTGTTGAACAAAGTTCTAAACCATCTCCGCCAGTGTAGGAACTGTTAAACGCTCTATTAAGAACATTTGCTGCTTTAACTTGTTTAGCATTAGCCATTGAACGTGCTAGTGCTTTTGTATAACGAGACGCGAGTCTGTCATACAGGTTGTCTTCAATCGCTTCTTCAGTAATTGAAAACGCTAAAGCAAGTGTTTCATGCGTATAACGAGCCGTGAAAGTTTCAGTTGCCGCGTCGTAGTTGACACTTGAACCTTCAGGTTTTACAGCCGCACTTCCGAATCCAGATAACATAACTTCTTCTTCAAAAGCTCTGTCTGAATTTTCTGTATCGAAAATTGCTGCGTGTTCGTTAGCATAGTTTTTGTACTCCAGGCCAAATAGTGCATTTAAACCTGGTTCTAGTTCTTTAACTAGTTGTGCTCGTGATATTGCCATAGTTTAATCTCCTATATACCTGTTGCAAATGTAAATACATTCTCACCAGTACCAAACACAACGTATGCGTTACAGTTAGCTGTACTCGTATCGCTGTTATCGGGATCTTTTGATACTCCGATTTGTTTAAGTCCGGATGCAGTGGTTGTAAATGTGTTAGTATCTAGTTCCTGAGTCGATTGCCCAGTAACAGTACTTCCACCCGTACCTATAAAGTTCCCTGAAGAAAAGTTCAGAGCTGCTGTGCCAGTTTCATCGTGTTGTGCTTCAAACACAATGTCTGGGTCCATGTATATGGTAGCTACTATATCAGCAGCAGCTGTGCTAGCTGGATAGTATGCTTTCCATGTTGGTTTACTTGTTGTTGGGTCGGTATAAAACACACCGCCGAAAACACCTGCTTGTTGCACGTCTCCGACTGTTGCTGCTTCAACACCACCTGCTGTTACTGCTTCAACTACTTGACCAGTATAAATTGCTGTGTCGTAGTTATTAGCAATATTAGCTTCTTCTGCTCTGATTTGTCCGCCCGTAAGATGTCTTGCAGGTCTAAAACCAAAAGCTGCGTCTTGATTTGCCATATTGTTCTCCTTTGTAAACTACTATTCGTAGTTTACGATTAATTTAAATTCGTTGGATTAGGAATCGCTAATAAATTAGTCCTTCTTGGTTCCACCGAAGGTTACACGGGTTTGCCTCTCAGCATTGATCGGCATACCTGGATGCTGTTCCTTCATAAG